ATTGCCGCCGCTGAAAAAACATCAACGGGGTCACGATGTACCTCAATAACTTCGTTTGGATTCGCCGTTTCAAACGGCAGCTCGCTCGCCATGTAATCCTGCGTGCCAATGCGTGCAATTGGCACATTAAGGCATAATAAAAACCCCTCAGGGGTTTCGGCCATGTTGTTTGATATTTTGCTGGCGTAATATAGCATGTTGGTTTCCTCCTACGCCGCCAATGCTATTAGCGGCTCAAATTCCTTGCGGCTCATCGTCACAATCGCACCGCCGATGTAAACCCTGTGCGGCCAGCTCACCCAATCAATGCTAATCAGCGGCTCGCTGTAGCAGCGGCAATTTGGAAAATTGCCTGCATGATATGGGCCGTGGCTGTTGTCCTTGCCTGCAAGGCTCTCAGGATTTGGCGGGTTTGACCAACCGACCAGAACGCCCTCCATGTGGCGGTGGGATTCTCTCACCCTCATGCCGTCTTGTGCCGTACGCCACACATACCAGTCAATGCCGAGGTTCTCAGAGCGTGCCTGAGTCAAGGCGGATTGTGCTTTTGCCGTCTCTGTCCGCGCTATGCGCCGCGCCTGATATTCCAGCAGATTGTCAAATTCGCCCATCAACTGGCGCATCACTTGCTCGGGTCTCATGCCGCCCTGTGCGTTGATTTTTGCAAGAAACGACGACATCTCGGCATCAAGCCTGTTTGGCAAGGTCTTAATCAAGTCGGCATTGCCTATGATGATGTCCTGCACCCTGCCGCCGATTGGTGTGTCTCTAAGCTCCCTTTGCAACGCCGTAAAAATGCGGTCGCCACGTTGCCGCCTTGCCCCCTGTGCCATTTGCCGCCATTGCCTAACGCTCGCTCGGTTCACCTGCCCTGCCATATTTGCGGCAATACTCTCGGCAAAGGTGTTGAATTCGGGGGTGTTTTGAATAACCCGCAAGCGGCGGCGTATTTCGTCTGTGCTTGCGGCGTTGCCTATGTACGTGATTATTTGCCGCCGCAAGCGTTGCAACGAGCGGTTGTACTGCTGTTCAGTCCGTATTGACCAATCCCAAGCTCTTGCCTGCACTCCAAAACCCCCTTGCCTAACTCACGCTCTCGGTCGTCCGCGTTTCAATCACCTTGCACAACATGCGGGCATTGCTGTTGGGTGTTCCGCTGACAGCAAAGCCGATACGCAATTTGTTCGTTGCGGGCGTGACAATGGGGTCGTATGAAGGCGAGGTTACACTCAAGGCCGCACCCGTTGCCGCGTCAATGTCCGCATTGACAGACGTTGTTTGCACCCCAGACGCAACAATCGCCGCAGGGTAGCCCGCCATGATGTTGACCGACTTGTTGGCAGAGTTTGAAGCGATTGCCCGCTCTTGATAGCGGATATTGAACATTGCCCGCAGAATCATTGTTGTGGCTGTGGTGTTGCCGATTAGGCTATTTAATGAGCCGTCACCATTTATTAAGCATGGTCGGATTGCGTTGCCAGAGATAGAGGACGTGCCTGTTGTGCCAGCCATTGCCGATATGATGATTTGGTAGTTTGTGCCGTCAACAAATTCAACGCCTGTGTCAAGCATCGTAAAGCCTGAATTGAGCATGACCTGATTGCTTTCGTAGACAACGCGGGCAATGCCTGGCATGGTTGATAAAATTTCCGTTAGCTGTGCTTGCGTCACACAGCCGCTATCACTTGCAGGGTCGGCATCAAAGATACTCCCATCAGGATAGAGGGCCTTGGTTGCTGTGGCAGGCATCCTGTCCCACAATGTTTTGCCCTCCGTAGATGGCGGCGACACCTCAGTGCCTGTTTTGTCGGGTGCGGTGATACTGCCATCGCTACGCAAATACTTCATAGCGACAACATTTGCGTTATTATATGCGTCTGCTCGGCCGCTATCGGGCGGCAGGATTGTATTGCTCATAGTCGAATACCCCCTCTGAAAATTGGCAACAAAAAAGCCGCGCTTGGCGGCTTGGATGTTGCGTTATGCTATTATACTGCGACTGCTGTTTTCTTGTCTTGCTTTGGCTGCTGAGTCGATTGCCATTGCAAGCGATATTGATTTAAGCTGAGTGTGTTTGCTCCTAAATCATCGTTGGGGTCTTCGTACTGGTCGGGGTCATCTTCCCAATAGCAAATAGTGCAAACATCATACATTCGTGGTTGCTTGATTGTTTCTGCCCCGCAACACGGACAAGGGAATTTATTCATAATCTAATCCTCCTTTTCCTTTTTGGCTCTAAGACTGTTAAAGCGTTCCTCGCCTCCACGCAATGGGTACATTGTAAGCACTCTAACATTAGGTTCACCTACTGCATAATTGCCTGTCTGTTTGTTCCAACGATACACATTGCCATCTCTGCCATCAAAGCCGAGTATGTCGCCGCCAACTTCTTGATTTAATAAATCCAAGGCCGCGGACTCATATTGTTCTAAGGTCATATCTGTGTAATTGCCCTCTTGGTGGCGTTTGTCAAGGTGGTCTTGACCAGAATCCCCCTCGAAGCCTTTGCCGAAATTGTTAGATTGTGTTTTCACATCTGAACCCCTCTTGGAGTTTGCGTACTCCGATTTTACTATTCTTTCCCCAACCTCGCCCTTCAATTCGCCGTTCTCGTCAACAGGGATTCTCGCGCCGTTAATTGTAATCCACTTTTCGGAATCCCTAATACCAATTCTATCATATGCACCGTGTGCTGTCAAGGGATTTCCAAACAAATCAGGCACATCACCGCTCATTGTGCCATCATCGGCGGCCTCTATATCCTCGTCTGTAATAGACTGCCACATGCCTGTCAAGTCAGTGGAGTTTTGCAGCTCTTGCAACGCAACCTTTTGGCTGATGATGCCTGCACTGAATGCCGCCGTCACCGCCGTGCCTATCTGCCCCGCTAGGCTCTTTCGCTCGTTTTCTGATGGGCGGCGTACATTTGCAAAGTCGTAATCAAGGTCATCAGGCACAGCACCAAACGCCGACATGCACATGATAGGTAACAGCATGTCGTACACAGGGCGTAAGTCGCTTTCCTGCTTCTCCTCTATGCTGTCATAGTAATTCTGCATATCGCTTTCGCCTGTGGCATTCATGCCAGCAGGGGCACGTCCAAAAAGTTTTGTAACAGGAATTTCCGCCGCACCCGCAACGTCCATCATGAATAGCTCGTAAACGTCTGACAGTCCGCTGAAAGTAAATTGGCGGGTGTCTAAGCTGTCCTTTGCACCGATAATCTGCGTGCCGTTATTGTTTAACATGGCATTGAGCATTGTCAGCTCCTGCATCAATTGCTGACGCATATGTGCTGGCATAAGTGCCATTTCCTCAAAGCCCTCTTTTTTGTATACCAGCAAATTTGCCCGAAACACAAGGCTTGCGATATTGAAGCTGGTATTGTCCCGCTTTTTTAGCTCATCGAAGACGTGCTCAAGCTCGCTCGCTCCCCAATATGTCTCGCCCAGTTCTTCCAGATAGGGCAGATTGCGTCCTGTGAAACGCACAACACGGCTGTGGTGTATGCGTTGTCCATAATCCAGCACATCCCCCTGTATATCATAATATTTTGGCAGCCCAAAAGCAGGGCTTGAGTAATCGTCCTCCAGCTCCATTTGCGGCATAATCCCACTCCAGCGGTCAAGGATGATTAAGCCCTTGAAGCTGTCAGGCATCACCATGTCGAGGTCTAACGGCTGGTCGAGGATGTCCTCATGGCCGTCGATAATGACGATACCAGCCGCACCGCCGTACAGCCTGCCCCATTTCATGCCCTTTAGCACCTTTGCACGCAAGCCTGTTGAGCGTTCAAGACGTGTCAGACTGCGGCGGCTTTCAAGGTCTAGCTGTCCGCTAATTTGGTAGCCGTTTTTCATCATATCCTCAGGAACAACATCAATCAACCGCTTCACAATCCAGCTATTGCGATACAGCGAATTCAACAACGCCATATCGCGGGTAATGCGTGTCATGTGATACTCTGCCGCTTCGCCGATATTATCTGTAAAATTGCCAAGGCGTGCCACAGGATTTGAAAACCCATCAAAAACCATCATCGGGGTCTGGTCGGCAGTAAAAAGCCCAGACGGCACAGAGCGTCTTTTCTCATCTGCTCTCTGACCTCTACTCTCCACTCTCTTCTTTTTCTTCCTAGCCATGCCCCCACCTCTTGAGATTGATAATAGTCTTACAGAAATATCGCAGGGCATCACACCCGTGGTCTGCTTTTTTCAGCGGCTTTTCCTCGCCGCGCTGTCTGGCAGCTTCATCCCACACATAGCCCATCAGCTCCGCAATCAAATTGATGCAAGAGCTGTGAATGTGCAGCCGCCTTTGCATAAACAGCGATGCCACCATGCGTATGCCGTCAAGGATTGTGTTGTCAGCGTCCTTTGCCCGCAGTCCCATATTGCGTAGCTCCGCCTTGAAGCTTGCCGCCGATGGGTCGATAATCACGTACACAGGGTAGTTGTCGCCCGACATATCACCAATAAATTCTTGCAAATCGGCGGCATATTCGCTGTCAGTTTTTTGCTTCAACTCTTTTTGACTGTCGTAGTAATACTCTCGCATAACAAAAACGGCATCGCCTGTATCCCTGATGTCCAAAAACACCATCGGATTGACTGTGCCGTAGTCGATTGCTATATAACGTACACCTCTGTTTGCCGCTGGTGCATCGTGGCATGTGTGCAATTCAGGGTCAAACATATCATATATGCGCCCCTCTGCCTGCTTACGCAACCCAAGTATATCCCGCTGATACCAAACCGATTTCTTGTCATAAGTGGCCAGTATCTCACGCAGTCTGTCATCAGACAGGCTCATGTTATCAGCAATTGTAAAATGGCCGTAGTTGTAGCCATATGTTACATCATCTGCCTGCCGCGCTTCATGGAAGCCTAGAATGTCCTCATAATACCAATGATTGTCAGCCTTGGGATTGAGGTCGTGATAGATTTTGCGGTCTTGGCTGGCGATTGTGCGGTCGAATATCTCCTTGACAAACACAGGATGGCACTCGTTTACCTCGGTGATATACGCCATGCCAAAGCTGTTGCCCTTAATAGGCTTTTCGTCACCCAACTTGCCGCCGCCGTGGACTAGGATTACCTTCTCGCCACTCAGTGCTTGGACGTACAGGCACGGCTTGCCTTGATACAACCCCTCGCGGCAACGCCCTGAGAAATAGTTGAGCAGACCATATCCATTGCAGTCCAAAATGTTAAGTCTGGCACTTGCCTGTGTGACACCCGCGATTAGGTGCAGACGTTCGGGGTGTTGCTCTAGTGCCAAGCAGAATGCAAAGGTTTGTAGGACGTTCTTCGACCCTCTTTTACCTAACCGCCCTCCGCCACATTAAACCACGAAGCAAAGGTCTTTTGCAAGTAGGCGTGTTGTCGCTGGGTAAAAGGCGCAGGGATATTCATTGTATCACCTGCCTTGCAAAGGAATAGCCGTAATAAGTTCCGTTCGCATAAAGCGCACGCCTCACATTTTCTGCAAAAGTCTTTTCTTTGCAAGATATGTTTTCGATACCCTCCAGCTTCCTAAACATGCCTCGTATACTTTTAGAGAAAAAAAGCCGCCCATGTTTTTTGGCGACAATAGCTATACATTGCTTATTCAATCTAGTTTCTACAGCATGTATGAGGTTCTCCTTGCGTGTAGCCCACTCTAGATTTTCAAGTCGATTGTTAGACTTGTCACCATCGATATGGTTGACATCCAATCCTTCTTGTGGCTGTTGTGAAAATGCTTCCAAGACAAGCCTGTGAACCTTGAAATGCTTCCACTTGCCATTTTTAGCAAGCTTAACACAATGATAGCCTCTCCATATAAACGGAGCTATGTGCGTTCCATTAATATTTCTTGTAGTTTTGTTTTTGCCAGCAACAGTCCGATTGATGCTACGCACGTTGCCGCTATCACTTACCTGATACAAACCATCATAGTCAATTATATCTTTCCAATTTTCCATATACCCTCCCTTATTCATCATCCTCTGGCAACGCCCGATTAGGCACAGGCGTGGCGGTTGCATCAATCAACTGCTGTACCGCCGCTACAAAGTTTGTATCACCCATCAAGCCCTCGGCGTGTCTGGCTTCTTCTAGTGCCAACCGCCGCTCATCATACCGCCGCCTATGCCTATCCATCGGATTAGCCTCAAACCACCGCTCCAGAAACGCCAAGGACCGCTGTTGGTCGGCTAATTGTATCTTGACCCCTTCGCGGCCTTCAGATATGCCCCTGATAAGCTGGCCGTCAACCTCGCTGCTGGGTTTGAGACGCACTTGATTGATATTGCGATAAATCTCTGCGGCTTCGCCTGTCAC